AAGACGTTAAAAGCAAAGTCTTTGCTAACTGCATACAATCTGACTTAGTTAAGCAGATAAAGAGAACAGATAGAGGAACCAAATGCGGAAACTACTATGTAACTAAATACACTCACATGCCAGCTGTATTAGTGGAACTTGCATTCATAAGCAACCCAGAGGAAGAGAAACTGTTAAAAGATGAGATATTCCAATGGAAGTGTGCGCTTGGCATAGCAAACGGTATCTTAGTAATGGCAGGCAAACAGCCACTTAAGGAGGTGAATTTGTTGTTCAAAGATGTTCCGCAGACACATTGGGCATACAAAGATATAGAGAAACTGTATAAGCTTGGAGTAGTTAAGGGAGATAACAACAATAATTTTAATCCAGACAAACCAGTTACACGTGCTGAAGTAAGCGCAATGTTATCAAGGCTTTATGATGTAATCAAATCAGGAAAATAAAAATAGAAAGGCGGTGAATGTAAATGGAGGAACTGTTAGCGTTACTATTTGTAGTTTTAGTGGGAATAGCTGGCTATCTACTTGGCTTATTCATTAAAAACAGCAGATGGGCAAACATATTTGACCTAATTAAGACCAAGCAAGAGCTTGCCAGAACTGTAGTTAGAGCCATTGAGCAGATGTATAAGGAATTTGGCGGAGAAGAGAAACTTGAAAGAGCCTTGGAAATGCTGTCGGATTGGTTTGAGAGACTTGGATTAAGTTACACAGAAGAGGAACTAAGGGCATTAATTGAAGATGCCGTAAAATACTTCAACGATAACTTTCGGAAGGCTGAAAACAAATAGGTGGACGGGTTAAACCCGTCCACCGTTAAAATGGAATGTCATCTGAATCTTCATCACCAAGTGCGGCGTTTTCTTCTTTGATTATTTCGCTTGTGCTTTGAGAAACTGGCGGTATCGAAGCTTTAGGTTCGGTTGATGCCACGTCCATTCTCATCTTTAACGCTTCAATAATACTTGATGCCTCTTGAATTGTTAGCTCATTAAGACTGTTCTTGTTAAATCCATTTAAGAACTCATCAATGTAATCCTGATAGTAGTTTCCGTGAACTTGCTTGGCTAAGCTGACAATGTAGTTTACTTGTTTCGCCGAGGCTTGTCTTGTGTCTCCTTTTGGAATTTTAGCTTTAGAAGATGCTTTTACTGGTTTGGGCGGTTCTTCATGTTTAACTTGAGCTTGCAATGGGTGTATCTTGGCACTTGCAGTTATTATCGTTGGCTCTTCTGGAACAGTTTTTTCTGGAACTTCTGCTTCCTCTTCTTCTATGATTTCTCTTATTTCATACGGAACTTCAATTGGAGCTTCATCTAAAGATGTTTCGTCAACTGCTGGCATCTCTTCAGCTGTATAAAGCTGTGAAAAATCTTCTGGAAACGCTTCACGTAAGCACTGCACAACTGCGACCTTTCTTATCATCGTTGCTGGCATAGAAGACCAATTAGCCATGGGTCTGCCATCTGGTAATCGCTTCATATATTCTCTTAAACTAACCGTAACCTCAAAAGGCACTTTCAAGTCTTTTCGGTATACTTTAGCCCAACCGCCAACAAGTTCTTCATCGTCTAACACCAATGTCCCCTTACGGAATGTTGTTTCGTTACCTTTTCTAACAATTACTCCAGCCTCTAATCCATCAAAATTAGGATTTCTTGCCGCTCTCTTCATGAACGTATCTTTTCCCGTGATAATGCTTGCAGATTGATTATCTTGATATTTCACAAGGTATGCTTCACGAATGAACGGGTTTAAGCGTTGATATTTGCAAATGTTCAGGAACATCATTACTTCTTGGTCTGTAACTTTATCAGATTTGCCTGAAACGAGATACTTTTTTACGACCTCTGGTGTTAGGACAATTTCTCCACTGTCTGTCTTGTAACGCACAATTTCATTACTCATCGTTTTTCCTCCTTTCTGTGTTATATTATATCACTTTTTAACTTGAAACGCAAGCCATAAAACTCTTTCAAAGCATTGAATATAGCTAAAGCCGTCTTATATTGGTTGTTTGGGTCAATTATGAACTCAAAATCCTGCGGATTGCTTAATGTTACTGGTTTTATATCAACTCCTTCACAGTTGCATGCCATAAGAAAATAAGTCTTTGCACCCGTAAAAACCTTATTCGGAATGCCAGTTTCTTCTACCAAATGCTTCAACACTGTTCCAGCCAAATAACGAGACCTTGTTGTCTTAACTCGAGTATAGACTATGGAAGAGCCTCTGTCTTCTTTTCGTTGTCCATTCCAGCGNANANCATGCGCGCGGGAACCTGATGTAAAGGGCGCGTTTTAGTTCACCAGGTCTTATCCCACCACCAAGTGAATTTCAAGGGTCTTAGATAGCAAATTATTAGCCCTATCAGCGGGCGCNGCCTTTACCCTTTACATTAGGGGCAAGCATGATAGCATTACGCCTCGCTGGCCGTAGCGGCACGGTGATTAATTAATTGATTGATTTAATTGTTGAATTAATTGTCATGAATAATAGTTCGTATTGAATCTATAGAACAGAAAATGAACATTCTGTAAACTAGCCAACGGAAGCTAAAACGATGTAACGAAGGATTTCATGCTAGTTTACATAATGTTCACTGTTCTGGGCTATAGCCCGGCAGGGAATCACCTGGTTGTCATAATTGGTACTAAGCTGAGGGCTATTGCGTAGAACAGCCGTTATGTAGACTAGCTAACGGTGGCCCGCTGGCCGATGCTGGAACCTGGCCTAGTGATTCCATGGGGGGGGCCCGTTATCGGGGGGCCCCATGGTGTCACTGGGCTCGATTTCATACATCGCCCAGGAGGGAAACCTTGCTAGGAAATAGTTGGCATGGTTTTTGCTTATACTTGACTTAGTATCACTTTTGGACCGTTTCTGTAAAGCTAGCTTTACATTTCTATAAAGGTGGTGGTTAGAAATTAGAACAAATATTAGTTAGTTAGTTATTGATTAAAAGCCGCGCCTGGCCCGCCTTCCAGCGAATTATCATGCGCGCGGGAACCTGATGTAAAGGGCGCGTTTTAGTTCACCATGTCTTATCCCACCACCAAGTGAATTTCAAGGGTCTTAGATAGCAAATTATTAGCCCTATCAGCGGGCGCAGCCTTTACCCTTTACATTAGGGGCACGCATGATAGCATTACGCCTCGCTGGCCGTAGCGGCACGGTGATTAATTAATTAATTGATTTAATTATTGAATTAATTGTCATGAATAATAGTTCGTATTGAATCTACAGAACAGGAAATGAACATTTTGTAAACTAGCCTCGGCAGTAAACAGGTTAGTAACAGACTTTCATGCTAGTTTACATAATGTTCACTGTTCTAGGCAATAGCCCGACAGGGAATCACCTGGTTGTCATAATTGGTACTAAGCTGAGGGCTATTGCGTAGAACAGCCGTTATGTAGACTAGCTAACGGTGGCTCGCTGGCCGATGCTGGAACCTGGTCTAGTGATTCCATGGGGGGGGCCGTTATCGGGGGGGACCCATGGAATCACTGGGCTTGATTTCATACATCGCCTAGGAGGGAAACCCTGCTAGGAAATAGTTGGCATGGTTTTTGCTTATACTTGACANAGTATCAAAANNCGGGAAATNGAAAGAGGATGAAATAAATTAGTTGATAGTTAGTTATTGATTAAAAGCCGCCCCTGGCCGGCCTTCCAGCGAATTATCATGCGCGCGGGAACCTGATGTAAAGGGCGCGTTTTAGTTCACCAGGTCTTATCCCACCACCAAGTGAATTTCAAGGGTCTTAGATAGCAAATTATTAGCCCTATCAGCGGGCGCAGCCTTTACCCTTTACATTAGGGGCAAGCATGATAGCATTACGCCTCGCTGGCCGTAGCGGCACGGTGATTAATTAATTGATTGATTTAATTGTTGAATTAATTGTCATGAATAATAGTTCGTATTGAATCTATAGAACAGAAAATGAACATTCTGTAAACTAGCCAACGGAAGCTAAAACGATGTAACGAAGGATTTCATGCTAGTTTACATAATGTTCATTATCGGAAGTTAGAGAAGTTATAAAAATACCCGCTTTATTAAGCTATATAAATCGCATTTTTTGATTCTGGTTATAATCGCTTTCCGCTTTCCACATAGTATTTGGATCGGTTAAAAACTGCAGGAATTCTTCTTTTATTCCCGTCAGGGTTTCATTAGCCCGGACCACAACTCTCATGTCCCAAGCTAACTGCAAACCCTTCACTTCCAGACGTATAAGGTGTC